GGTATTAGTCACCGGGTTCTCGGTCTTGCTTTTTATTTTAGCCCGGTCACCCCCGCCGGGCTTTTGTATTTTAGCAAGGGGGTAACAGTAACAACCGTAACGGTAACGAGAGTAACAGTAACAGGGAGGTGGCCCGGATGCCGGCTGGATATTCTTCCCGGTGCAAGGTATGTAACAGCCAGCACCGGGTCGAGATTGAAAAATGGGCAAAAGAGGAGGGGATGAGCCCAAGAGCAATTTCTTCCAAGCTTAAAGAGGAATATGGTGAGAATATAAGCTATAAATCGATATGGCAGCACCTTAATGAACATTTCGACGTGAAAGCCGAAGTAAGGGAACAGTATCAAAAAAGCCAGCAGCAGTATCAAAAAGCCGTTGAAAAGCGATTATCCGATATCGAAATGTTGGATGCTACCATAACTGACAATTTCGAATTAAGCCAAGCAACCACAGCTTGGCTTAAAGATTTAATACAGAAACGAGAAAAACCACCACTGGCTTTAGTACAACTAAGAGAAAAGTTGCAAAGCGAGATGCGCCAGGCCATAAAACAGAAACTTGAACTGACAGGTGACGATCCGCTTAGCAATGTAGCAGATGTTTTGAGTGCGTTATGGAGTGAAGATAATGACGATGTTAACAGCGAAAGCGAGGGAGATTCTTAGAAATGTTCTTCTAAAGAGCAAGAAAGATAAAGTATATTTTGCTAAAGCTTTCTTTGGTTTAGAATTAGGAGAAAAGCAACAACAAGCATTATTGCTCGGTGGCAAAGTACAAATCAAAGTAGCAGGACGCCGATTTGGAAAGAGCACTGTAACTTTGATAGATGTTGTTCATGAATCTGCTACTAAACCAAAACAAGTATGGTATATTACAGCACCATCCATTGATCAGGCAAAGATATATTTTCAAGAGTTTGAACAGAGAGCAGCTAATAATAGCTTGCTCGAGACTCTGGTAAAAGATTTTAAATGGAGTCCATTCCCTGAGATACAGCTTGTCAATGGGTCAAAGATATTGGGACGTTCAACTTCGCGGGATGGTGTTTATTTGAGAGGTAAAGGCGCAGATGGTGTTGCTATTACCGAAGCTGCTTTTATAAAGGATAAAGTGTATCATGATGTCATAAGGGCAATGGTTCTTGATAGAAATGGATTATTGAGGCTAGAGACAACTCCGAACGGTATGAATTATGTATATAAACTCTTCCAGGAAGGTTTAAATGATAAGACCGGATACTACAAAAGCTTTCATGCAACAGTTTATGATAATGAGAGACTTGATAGAGACGAATTAGAGAGAATCCGACATGAAATTCCGGAGCTCGCTTGGAGAATAGAATACCTTGCCGAGTTTGTAGAAGACGATTCGTTTATTTTCCCGTGGAGTTTGCTATGTGAGGTATTCGACGATTATAAACTTGAGCAAAAACCACTAAATGGACACAGATACGCTATCGGAGTTGACTTGGCAAAGTATCAGGACTACACTGTAATCATTGTGCTTGATATTACAAGAGAGCCTTATCAGATAGTGGAATATCACCGATATCAAGGCAGACTCTACACAGATGTTGTGGCACATGTTAATGAGCTACAGGCGAAATACAATGCAAGAGTTTACCTTGATGCGACAGGGGTTGGAGATCCAATAGCGGAACAGGTTCGCAATTGCGAGCCTTTTGTTTTTTCTGAGAAAAGCAGGAATGAGCTTATATCAAATCTTGTTGTATTGGTACAGCAAAAGAAATTATTGCTTCCTACTTCATGGACAGCATTAAGAGACGAACTTAGATATTTTAGAAACGTAAAGCGAGGGACAAAGGTTAAAGCTGAAGCTTCAGAAGGTTATCATGATGATACTGTTATGGCGCTGGCATTGGCCTGTTGGGCTTTGAAAGGTGGTTATCATCAGACCAGTATGGAGGCATTATCTCTTTTGAGAGGATTGAGGATATATGGCTAAGTTGAAAGCTAATTGGCTTAAAAAAGCTGTAGGAGAAATATCTAAATTAAGAGATTTATTGAGTTTTACCGGCTGGAAGCTACAGACTGGTACTTACGCCACACCATATCGACTTAATTCTAGTCGTGTGGATTATGCAAAAGCCCGGGCTTTATATGAAAACACAGATGATAACTATAAGCTCGGTGCTGGGTTTGCAAAACCGATTATTAATACCACTGTAGGCTTTATGGGCGTGCCGCGGTTTCGGAGTGAGGATGAGGATGCCCAGAAAGTACTGGATGACTTTTTTGGCGCTAATGTAAGTCGAATGCAACAGACTCATCGTAATGCTATGCGGGATGGGGATTGTTTTGTGTGGATTACCCGAGAGGAAAATGAGGACGCAACTTTATATCCAGAAAAAAAGGTTAGGTTGGTATATAACATCATTCCACCAGAACAGGTGGTGCAAATCATCAGGAACCCAATTACTGGTTTCGTAAGAGAATATGTTCTTAAATCTGAACATGAATGGCTTGATGAGAGCAATAACACCAGACGGTGCATTGTTACTCAGCGTATTAGCAAAGATCGACGTCTGATACAAATAGAAGGCGATACACCACCGGATATACAGCCAGGAGAAGAAAGAAATCCATGGGGATTTATACCTATTGTCCATTTCAAGAATGAGGGAGACGAAACGAAAGAATTCGGTCAGTCGGACCTTGAACCGATAGAGCCATTTTTGAAGGCATACCATGACGTTATGCTTCATGCCATGCAAGGATCTAAAATGCACAGTACACCAAGGCTTAAATTAAGGTTAAAGGATGTTGCACGATTTTTAGCAAATAATTTTGGTATAACAGATCCAGCAGAATTTGCGGCAAAAGGAGGAACAATCAACCTTGATGGTCATGAGCTCTTAATATTCCAGGATGAAGAAGATGCTGGATTTATTGAAGTAAATTCAGCTATAGGAGATGCAAAGGATTTATTGCAGCTCCTTTTTTATTGCATTGTAGATACATCAGAAACTCCGGAATTTGCTTTTGGCGTGCATACTCCCAGTAGTCTTTCCAGTGTAAAAGAGCAGATGCCAATCCTTGTCCGTCGGATTGCACGCAAGCGGGAACATTTTACTGAAGCCTGGCAACACCTTGCTCGAATCGTATTGGCAATGACAGCCCAGGCAGAAGGCCGAAAATTCTCAACATATGCGACAACCCTTGAATGGGATGACGTAGACCCAAGAGATGGTAAAGATGTAGCCGAAGAGCTTAACTTAATTACGCAGGCTCTCAATACAGCAATACAAGGTGGATTTTTGAGCATACAGGCAGCGGCAGATTTCCTTAAAGAGTATATTACCACAATGCGTGATTTCATCAGCGACGATCCAGAGGTCCCCGGTGAAAGAGAACGCATTATACAAGATAGAATCATGCAGGCAAGACTTGAGGATGGGCAATTACTTCAAGATGAGAAGCAGATTATAGATGCCTTAAACGGGCAGGTGTAACAAATGAACCTGTCGGGTGAGAATGCAAAGAAAATTATAAAAGAGATTCAGGATGCAGCTGGAGAGTATGGCAAATGGGCGCTTGAAGCAAGAAAGCAATATATAAACCTAAGACTGCGGCAGGATGCTGAGATACGCAAACTGTATATTAGAGCTGCTGATAGAATTGCAAAAGAATTGCGTTCTTATGCGGCTAAAGGGTCAGGATACCTGTACAAGCGCCACCTGCAGGAGTTGGAAATTTCACTCAGGCGAGAGGCTGAAAGAATTGCAGGTGATCTTACGACACAAATAAAAGAATACACGCAGAAGTCAGCGGAGGCTGGAAGCGGGTACTCAAAAGCGGTGTTGATAGATTTGGTTAAACAAGCCGGGGCTGATGACATTATCAGCATGGCCGGCATACAAAATTTATTCGGTAGAGTCAACACGCAAGCGGTCGAGGCCATATGGGCAAGGACAAAAAACGGCATGAAGCTATCGGACCGAATATGGCAGGTTAGCGAAAGTGCTAGAAATGCAATTCGTGA